ATAAATTAATATGTCTAAAATAGTTAAAAATATTTTTCCATCAAACGTCAATAAAGAAATAATTAAATTACTAAAATCTACAGAAGGTTGGTATTTTGGTTATGATGAAAAACAAGTTTCTTTTAGTATTGTAGAAGATGAAGGTTTAGCTTTAAGAACATTTCCAGAACATAAAAATAATCAACATAATTTTCAAACTTTAAATATGTTTGCTTACAATGTAGCTAGTATTGTTTGTGACAAATTAAACATTACTTTAAAAGGTTTAAAAAGAGTTAATTATAATTTTTATCATAGTTTATCTAAAGGGAATACACATATTGACAGCGAGACTAACAAATGTGTTAGTATACTGTATAATTTAAATACTAATGATGGCTATACTCAAGTAGAGGAAAATAAATTTTAATAGTAATGAATCGGAAGCAATTGTTTTTAATAGCAACACTAAACACAAAGGTGTAGGCCCCACAAAAGGATTAAGATACAATATTAATATAATTATATACACATGAATCTTTCCAGAAATTTCACACTTCAAGAATTAATTAAATCAGACACTGCTGTACGTAAGGGCATAGATAATAATCCTAACTCAGACCAGATAGAAAACTAAAGCTATTATGTGATAATATTTTACAACCCGTCCGAGATCACTTCGGTCCTGTGGTTGTTACTAGCTGCTATAGATCTCCAGAATTATCTCAAGCTATTGGTAGCTCAATTAATAGCCAACACTGCGATGCGGAGGCGGTTGATTTTGAGTGTCCGGGAGTCGATAATGCTGAGCTCTGTGACTGGATATGTAAGAATCTTGAATATGATCAAATGATTCTCGAGTTCTACAAAAAAGGAGAACCATCAAGTGGATGGTGTCATTGTAGTTATATTGAAGATAAACCCAGGAAGCAGTTCTTGCATGCATTCAGAGAAGATGGTAAAACTAAATATAAACCAATTTTAGGAAAGGCGGTAGATTTATAATGGCTATAGGAAGAGGACAAATATCAGCACAGATAGATGGTAAACTTAGAGGAGCTAGAAAGAAAAAGACACCCGCAGGACATCATTACATGCCAAATGGCAGGCTTATGAAAGATAGTGAACATGCGAAAAAAAAATCCAATAGCAAAAAACCTAAGGTCTTCAAAGTTTAAGCTAAAAGTGATACAATCCAAGAAATTGTACAACCGTAAAAAGGATAATAATGGCGACTTCAGGAACCACAGCATTTGATTTATCTATAGAAGAGATAATACAAGAAGCCTATGAACGATGTGGTATGGCTACTACTAGTGGATATAGTCTTAGATCTGCTAGAACAAGTTTAAATCTTTTATTTGTCAGAGTGGGCCAATAGAGGAATACACCTTTGGAAAGTATCCCTTAATGAAAATTTATTAGTTTCAGGTCAAGCAGAATATGCTGTTGATGGAAGTGTAAGTGATGTTTTAGAAGCTTTTGTATCTACTACGGGCGCAGGTGCAAACACGGTTAATACTCAAGATGTTGCTTTATCAAAAATAGATAGATCAGCGTATTCTGCTTTACCTAATAAACTTGCAGTAGGGCAACCTTCACAATACTATGTGGATAGACAAGAAATACCAAAAATATATTTATACCAAGCCCCTGATTTAAATACTTACACTTATTTAAAATATTACGTAATTAAAAGAATTGAAGATGCGGGAGCATACACTGATGATGCAGATATTGTATTTAGATTTTTACCCTGCATGGTTGCGGGATTAGCATATTATTTAGCAATGAAAAATTCTCCAGAATTAGTTCAACAAAATAAATTAATTTATGAAGATCAATTAAAAAGAGCTCTGGATGAGGATGGTCAAAGAGCTTCTACATTTATTACTCCACAATCATTTTACCCCAATGGAGTATAATAATGGCTAAATGGGCGACAGGAAAAAGAAGTCAGGCAATATCAGATAGATCAGGTATGGCTTTTCCATATACTGAAATGGTAAAAGAATGGAACGGTTCTTTAGTTCATTATTCTGAATTTGAACCTAAACACCCTCAAATTAGAAGAAGACATTTTACTGCTGATGCAATTGCTTTACAAAACACAAGACCACAAAGATTTCAACAACCTACTAATATAGACGGAGTAATTGCTTCATCAGGTGGACAGGGAATGGCAACAGCTACCCTAGCTCTTCCTGGAGATTTTGCTTTTGATAACCAAGGTATTTCAGCAATGATTCCAGCAAACCCCTCTCTTCAAAATAGAAGAAGACAATTGATTTCAACTATAGGAACAGTAACAGTGAGTATTACATAATGGCTATATCTTATCCAGATTTTTTTAACACAAGTTCGTAACTACACTGAAGTAGATAACAATGTTTTAACGGATCAAATCATTCAAGTATTTTATTAGATCTGTTGAATTAGATATTGCAGGTAGAGTTGATTATGATGACTTAAGAAAATATTCTACTTCAAATTTTACAACAGGTAATAGATATGTTTCCTTACCCGCTGATTTAACAATTATAAGATCTGTTCAAGTAATTGACGGCAGTGGCAATAGAACTTTTTTAGAAAAAAGAGATACTAGTTTTATTTCCGAGTATAATAATGATGGTACAACAGGAACTCCTAAATATTGGGCTAACTGGGACGATTTTAATTTATTAGTAGCTCCCGTACCTAGCTCTGCTCTACAAGTGCAGATCAATTATATAACAGACCCAGCGCAATTTACTTCTACTAACACTACTTTTATTTCCACATACCAAGAATCAATGCTTTTGCATGGTGTACTAACAGAAGCTTTTAGATACTTAAAAGGCCCCATGGATATGTACAGCTTGTATGAAAAGAAGTATACTGAAGAAGTACAAAATTTTGCCCTACAGCAAATGGGCAGAAGAAGACGATCGGAGTATGATGATGGTGTACCTAGAATACAGGTTCCTTCACCGACTCCAAATACATAAATTAATTAAGGAGAATAATTATGGCAATAACAACAAACGCAATTTGTAATTCATTTAAAAACAATGCTTCAAGGGGAGCACGATTTTGATGCTGGTGCAGACACATTTAAATTAGCGATGTATACATCAGCAGCTACTTTAGGTGCTTCAACAACAAACTATGCAGTAGGTGACGAAGTATCATCTTCAGGATATACTGCGGGTGGTTCAGCTTTGGTTAACCAAGGTGTAAAAGTATCTTCAGCAATAGCTATTACTAATTTTGCTGATTTATCTTTTACTGGTGTAACATTATCTGCTCAAGGTGCATTGATTTATAACACAACAACTGATGGTGGATCAGGTACTACTGATGCGGTTTGTGTTTTAGATTTTGGTGGAGTTAAAACTGCAACTGCAGGAACATTCACTATTCAGTTCCCAGCATTTACAACTTCAGCTGCAATAATAAGATTAACGTAAGGAGAAGTTTCTATGGCACTGGTCATCAATGACAGAGTTAAAGAAACAAGTACCACTACTGGAACAGGAACGTTCGACTTAGCGGGTGCTTCTCAAGACTTTATCTCATTCGTATCGGGTGTAGGTAATACTAATACTACGTATTATTGTATTACAAACACTGGAACAGATGAATTTGAAGTTGGTGTTGGTACAGTAACCGATGCTGCAACCGATACTCTATCTAGAAACACAGTCATAAGTAATAACTTAGGTACCACAGATAAAATTAATTTTGCTATAGGTGCGAAAGAAGTATTTTGTACAATCCCTGCAAAGAAAGCAATGTCTCCAGTAATGGAGGCTACAGGTTATGTTGTAACTCATGCTTCAACTCTTGATCAAGATCAAACTATAGATTCAGGAGTATTAGCAGGACCAGTAACTATTACTGGAACACAAACTATAACAGGAACATTGGTAGTAATTTAATGAGTAAAATAGAAGTCGATCAAATAGACCCTCAATCAGGAACAACGTTAACTCTTGGTACTTCAGGAGACACGGTTGTCATTCCATCAGGTGTAAGTTTAGCTCCAGGTGGAGGATTAACGCTTACAGGAGATTTTGTAGTTGATGGTGGCACAATAAAATTAGATGGTAATTATCCAACAGGAACAGATAACGTAGCATTAGGAAATACTGCTTTAGATGATGGTTCATTAAGTGGTGGAAGTAATACTGCTATTGGACATGGTGCATTAACTGCCAACACAACAGGTTATGACAACACAGCACATGGAGCTTTTTCTTTAGGTGCTAACACAACAGGTTATCGTAACGTAGCATTAGGAAGAAGTTCTTTAAACTCCAACACAACAACAAGCAATAATACAGCAGTAGGTACATACGCTTTAGAGGCTAACACAAATTCAAATAATACAGCAGTTGGAGCTTTTTCTTTATGTGCTAACACAACAGGTGCAAATAATACAGCAATTGGTTTTGAATCTTTAAAAGCTAACACAACAGGTACACAAAATGTTGCTGTTGGTAGAGAGGCTTTAGAGGCAAATAACTACAGCATCAAACAATATTGCAGTAGGTCATCAATCTTTACTTCGTAATACAACAGGTGCAGCAAATGTTGCTGTTGGTTATTATGCTTTAAAATTAACTACCACAGGAGCCAATAACATAGCGATTGGTTATGAAACTTTACTTTGTAATACAACAGGTGGCAAATAATGCTGTTGGTAGATATGCTTTAAGTAAAACTACAACAGGTTGTAGAAATACAACTATAGGATATGATGGGTCTTGTAAATAATACTACAGGAAATTTGTAATACATCACTAGGATTTACTGCTGGGTTCAAACTGTAACAACAGGTTCAAATTTAACTATATTAGGGTAATGGTGCACAACCTTCATCTGCTAACAGCTACTAATGAGATTACATTTTGGTAATACATCTATTGCAACACTTAGAGCACAAGTTACATCTATTACTGCTATTTCAGATAAAAGAGATAAGTCAAATATTAATGATTTAAAAGTAGGACTAGACTTTATCAATGATTTAAAACCTGTAACCTTTGATTGGAACATGAGAGATGGTTCTAAAAAAGGTG